CATCAGTGAATACATTACTATCCGTTGCTGCCTCTACTGCTGTTCTAATCTCTGCATTAGTTTGGTCTGCGGTTGCACTGGCTTCAATACCATCTAACTTAGAGCCATCTGTTTGTAAGTCACGACCGTCTACTGTACTAGTAGCTACTATAGCTCCATTAATAGTTAACCCTGCAAAAGTAGGGCTATCTGATGTAGCTATGTCTTGTCCTATGTCAGCTGCGGATGCTGCTGCTGCTGTTGCTGAATTTGCTGCTGCTGTTGCGGATGTTGATGCTTCACTCGCCTTAGTTGTGGCGGTGTCTTTGCTTGTGGATGCTTCGCTTGCTTTTGTAGTAGCAGTCGAGGCGGAATTAGTTGCTGAAGTCGCTGATGTAGATGCACTTGATGCAGAACTACTAGCGGATGTAGCGGATGCTGCTGCGGCTGTTGCCTTTGCTGTAACTGTGGTTACTGTAGCGTCATCATTTGCACTACCTGCTCCACCTGTACCTCTAAATATTGCCATTTAAAACTCCCGCAATTGAATTTGATAAAACAAAAAGGAGACCACGTGAGTAGTCCCCCCATTTTATTACTTTACTTAGATACTGCTACTACTAAACCTGATTCAGGTCTGATAGTCTGACAACCGTAAATAGTGTCAGCTGTCATAAGGTCACCCAACCATTCTTGCTTATATTGAGTTTGAGTTCTAACGCCCAACTGCTCAACAAGAACCATTGCATCTCTTTGTGACATAATTGCTCCAACTGTATCAACTGCAGATGCACTGTTAGCTGCTGCTGTTTCTACTACAGGAAGATTATTTGAAACAAATATATCTACTCCGTATAGTTGGCCAATTTTACCATTGTTTACTGCATTACCAGAAACAAAGTCAGCTGAAACATAACGGTCTATACCCATTATTTGACTTCTTACTGATGGAGGAATAACTAAGAATCTGTTATCCATTGGTGTATCATTATCATCAAGCTCTTTTACTAACTCTCTGAAAGCAAGGTCAGTAAATAAGTCTGTAACTGCAACAGTATCTACTGCATAAGCAGCAATTCCGTTAGCAGCGTCAACGTAGAAGCTGTTTGAATGAACCCAATCAGAACCAGAACCGTTATCATCACCAAATCTTTTAGCCATTAAGCCAAGGTCAGAATCAATCTGTGTAGCTAATGCATATCCAGCGTCATCTGTGTAGAATTTACGTAATGAAGGTTTAGCTTGAACACCAGCTATATCTTCGATTAATCTTGAATACTCGTAATGCTTATCAATAGAGACATTAACTTCGCCTTCTGTTGCAGCTATAAGAGTTACTTGTGTTCCAGCTGCTTTAGAAGAAGCTGCTCCACGTGTAGGTTTTGGTATATGAACTGTGTCGCCCTTTTTACCGGTATGAGACATCTTAGATACAGCTGTTGCTAATACTAAGTTGCTCTTGTATGCAGCGATAATCTCATCAGACCAAATTTCTGGTATGAATTTCGCAGCAGTTGTTACTGTTACATTGTCTGTTCCTAGTGCCATTGTGTTTACCTTTTTAAGTTATTTTAAAGTTATTATTTAACCCTTCCTTCCTCATAAGCTCTTTGAATTTCTGTTATATTAGCCATGTATTTGTCAGGGTCGTTTGTCATTAATTTGACTATATCTGAACGCTTGTAGATTTTACGTGATACTGGTTCACCAGAACCTTTACCACCCGTAGATGCTGCTTTACGTTGTTGTTTACGGTCTTCCTCGTTAACGGCTGTAGTAGCTTTAACCATATCCTTGCGTTCCTTCCAGAATGAAAGTAACTCATCGGCTGCGTTAAAATCGTACTTATCTGCACGTTGTAATAATTCGACACGCATCTCTGAACCTTTTACCCATTCACCAAAGTCGTGGTCTTGAACCACTTCCATAAAGTCTGGGTGCTTGGTGGACAACTTACTCAATACTTCTTGCTCATTTTGCCTAGCAATCATATCTTTCACTTGCTTCATCTCAGGTGAATCTGCTACTGCTTTAGCTACTGATGCACTTGGATTATCAAAGAAATCTGCTTCGCTTTGTTCTTTACTTACTTTGTCTTCTGTAGTTTCGCTAACCTTATTCTTAATGAAATCATCTACGATTTTACGAAGTTCTCCTACTTCTGCTCCCTGACGACCAACTAGCTTTTCAGCTTCTTGATGCATCTGGACAACATCCTCTATGCTTTTACCTGAGTACTTACCTTCTAATACGGTAGGTGCTGGGGCTTCGGCTTCAAGTTCTTCGGGTTTAACTTCTGTTTCAACTTCAGCTATTTCCTCTTCAGTAGTTTCCTGACTTGCGTCAGCTTCTGGTTTCCTATCTAGTTCTTTATGTAGGTCAACAAGGACGTCGCCGTCATTTAGTTCAATCTCAGTCTGTTCGTTAAGGGGTTCTGTGATACTAGTCATTTTAATGTTCTCCGTACTTTAAAAAAGTATTATGGTGGTGGTAATTAACCGTTATTTTTGCCAGCTTTCTCATGTTCCCTTGCCCACTTACTGTGGTATCCGGGGAATGAACTATCTAATTTAAAGTTCACAGGAGAAATTATCCGACTGCTTGTGCTACCACACTCAGGGCATTCTATATCCTTGACATCAGATTTAATAAAATGTTCCGTTGTATGTCCTTCTGTACAAGTGAAATCAAATAACATTAAGCTCATTCGAAATCCTCCTGTACTGCTTCTATAGGTTCGGCTTTTAAAGTATCAAGTGAACTTTTCACTGACTCTTTCCAATCCATAACCCAATTCAATATCTGTAATTGTCCTTGTGCTTTGTGTAGGGCTTTAGCATCTTCAAGGTTTAACAGTATTATACTATCTATGATGTTCTTAGTGTCTTCCTCAAATTGAGTCCAACCTTCAGTCATAAACAAGTCTAAATAATTATTATAATATTTCTCTAATTCTGGTTCTAGCATAAATTATACCTTAATAAAAGTTATTAGTCTATACTATATTATACCATAGTTTTAACTAGAAGTCAAGCATTATTTACCGTTGTTGCCAGCTGCCATAACAACTTGCATTTTAGATGTTTCTGCTTTACTATCTATTTCTTTTTCTTTTAGTTCCAACTCTGCAAATTTAACAAGTTTCTCAAAGTCTTCCATGCCCATACTCTTAGCAAGTACAGCCATTCTTTTAGTTTCTTGTTCAATAGGTAGTAGTTGAGTCTCAACCGTATTTTGGTTAATCCTAGTTTGTATTTCTTCTGACTGTTTATTAATATTATTAATAGAAGCCTGCTTCTGAGCCATCTCTAATTCATGGTGAATCTTAGACATTTGTTGCTCTTCAGGGTTTGGCTTATTAACATCTCTTAGTTGAGCTATAATTTCTTCTCTGTTAGCTAGTCCCATATTATCAACAATAGATTCTATAAGCATAGGATACATTGGAGAATCAGGAGACATAGTTTGTAGTAGTTGTACTAATTGAGTTACTTCATACTCTCTAGCTATAATACCTAAAGAACTAGAAGCTATGAACTTATAATCTTTAGCTGGATATAACTCTGGTTCAAATTGCATATAACGACATGCAGCTTTTGAAACAAATGGTAGTAAGAAGTTTTCTTGGAAGTTAATTAACGTACGTTTATGACGTTTAATAATAGCGCCTAGGCCCATTGATATGCCAGCAGCTGTAGAAGTACCATTGATAGAGCCGGGAATGCCAGCTGAATCTATAGCTCCTGTAGACTGTTGTACCATAGTCTGTAGTTGTGCTGCTTGTGCAAATGATACTTGGTCTAGTTGACCAAAGTGCATAGGGTTTAAAATCTCTCTAGGGTTACCGTTAGTTAGAATAGTTTTGCCCGGTCTTACTTCAAGCTTAGCCCCTCTAGGCATACGAGAAGCGTCTACACCCATCATAGGATGTACAGTTAAAGCTAATGCATCTATTCTAGCACGTAACTCTGTGTCTAATGCTTTCTGTGAGTTGTAAGCCTTTTCACAAATACCACGTCCCCAAAATTTAAAGGGTACAGTATCCCATGCAAATGCTACCACAGGTCTATCTTTTTTCATATAAGGATTTAGTTCTACTTTAAGTACAGTACTGTTGTTAGCAATAACTACTATACACTCTGAGTAGTAAGATTCATCTTCTTGTAAGTCTTTAGTTGTATCGTATTCTTCTTCTGCTGGTAAATCTAGTACATCCTCATTATTTGAATCTTTACCATCTAATAGGTGTGTTGGAACTAGACCATAATATTTAGTTAGTCTAACCATGTCTCCATTGTCAGCCATTAATACTTTACTAGCATCTTCTAATGAAGAATCACTAGGAGCAGACTCTACTTCTACGTCTCTATATATACCTGAGTCTATACCTTGTTTAATAGCATGCATGGGAACCATCTTATCTATAGCAACACCTAAAGCGTCATCTACGTTAGTAGCTAATGGGTCTATTAAGAAGTTTTGAGGCATAATAGGGTCTATTCTAACTAGTACTCTATCCTTTTTCTCAACACCTACAGCCATTAATCCCACTTCTGGTTGCTCTCTTGAAGCTGTTTTAAGTTCTACAACCTCATCTAAAACTAATTCACCTATACCTGTACCAAAGATAGCAGCGTTAAGTAAACACTCTGCAATAGAACTACGTGCTTTAGCAAAGCCCATATCTTCTTCTAATTGATTACGTATAAATGCTATATCTAAGTTCTCTTTGTCTTGGTAGTCATCTTTTATATCAAAGAATTTACCACGACCAAATGTAGCTTCTTCTATCTCTGCTACTGAAGACTCTACAGCTTGTTGGGTAGCTGGACTTATTAATCTAGAACGCTCTGACTCACGCATACTATCTGATTTGTCCCAGATACCTCTCCATATACGATAGAATTCATCATGGTGGTCTGCATAATTAGATTCATAATGCTGTTTCCATACAGCACATTTACCCATTACCCAAGTATCTAGTGTTTCGTCTATTAAATTGTGTTCATCATTATTCATATTTTAGTATCCTGCTATAGTGTCAAGGGTTTCAAAGTTATCTTCTTCGAAATCGTAGTAGTATGTAATCTGTGCTAATTGGTCTATATAAGCTAAACTATCGACCAAATCGTCATGTACCTGTGGGTTAGGGAACTGAAACAATTCATCTAAGAACTGTATATTCCACTCACCTTTGTTAATTGTTATAGTACCATGCTCAAATCTACCTTGCAAGGCTGCTACAATTCTGTCTATCTTCCTCTTGTTACCATGTGTTAAATCTTGTATCGTAAAGAATGTATTTCTTTTACGCATCATATCTGTGAGGGGTGATATTATAGCTTGCTTACTAATACCTTTCTCTATTCCTACCCCTAATGGTTTGTACTTTTCTACTGCACTAAATATGTTTTCAGCAGTTTCCTCAAAAGTCCAACGTCCATATATTATATCGTCTACCCACCAACCATCTTCACTTACCTTAACACAAGCAATAGAAGTGTTATCGAGTCTGCTATTCTTTTTCTTTTTATTGGTAGCATCCTCGAAACCAGCCATATCGATTGCTAAGTAATAGCTCCCATCAACAGGCTCTTCTACCCCTACTTTAATCCACTCCTCTTTGAAAATATCAGAGCCTTGTGCTTCGAATGAAGCTAGGAACTCTTGTCTAAATGCAAAAGATGACATACTCTTTTTGGCTGCATCTATTTCAAGTGGGTCTAGTAGAGGGTTATCGTATGAGGTAAAATGCCATGCACCCCATGTGTTATCTTCCTCGCCTTCTGCATACTTGTATAAATCATAAAAATGGTTTCTTCCCATAGGAGTACCTATGAATAATGCTCCTCCTTTTTGGTCAGCTAGGGCAGGTCTTAGTATTTGTTCCCATACCTCTGGCTTCATATCTGCGTACTCATCCATAACTAAATACTTAAGGGATACACCCCTCATTGTTTCCGGTCTATCAGCACCCTTTAATGATATAGTAGCTCCATTGATTAGGGTAACTTGTAAATTATTTATATGGGAACTCTTAATAACTGAATGCCCTTTCTCTAACAACACTTGCCACATGATGTCTCTTGCTTGCCCTTGTGTAGGGGCAACGTAAAATACATGCCCGGACTTAGCTTGTAAAGCATAAAATATTAATAAGTAAACAGCCATTAGGGTCTTACCTGTACGCCTACCCGCTGCTACCACTTTAAATCTTACTTTACTATTCCATACCGTTTGTTGCCAAGGGAGTAGCTTTATGTTTAAATCAGTTTTATTAGCCATCTATTTTACTATAAAAGTGCTGGCTCTGTTTAACCACCCATCTAAGAACGCTTCCCCTTCTTCGGGACTGCTCTTAGCTATATCCATATAGAAGTCTTTCCTCTTAGCAACTAAATCGTTATTAAACTTCTTACTGTCCTTCTTAGTTTCCTTTATTGCCTTTCTTGTAGCTGGGCCACTCTTCCCGTCGACTGCAACGCCTAAAGCTCTTTGTATTATTGGAACTGCATTACTATAACCATGATTAACAACCATATCTAATACTTGATAAAAGGCTGGGTCTGTTGCCTTAATACCTAGGTTCTCTGTAACTGGTTTAATGTAGTTCTTTCTGTATATGTTCTTAGCTTCTCTTACTGTAAGGTTTTTCATATCATCCATAGAAGCTGGCTTATTTAGATGAGTACTTAATACTTTAGCACTAATACCATGATTAGTACCTACTAGTTTACCTTCACTGTTGTAATTACCTGTGTCTTCTGGAGATGCTTGATAACCACCTTCCGCTTTTAAAACACCATCTAGTAATCCACTTATTACTTCACCACTGTTAGCCATTCTATTCTCCTTGTTCTGTTTCGTCATTAGGGTTTAAGTTTATGAAGTCACCATCTATATCATCTTCTTGCTCGCCGATAATAGTAGTTTCACCACCAACACCCGTAATTGTAATGTTTACTGCTGCCTTACCACCACCACTTTTAACTTCCTCAAAGTACGATAAAGGCATTATTCTATCTATGACTAACTTCCAAGCTGCGGACTGACTCTTATGATTGTCGTCTAATGCAGCATTCATTATACTATCTATAACCTTACGTGATTTAGGGGAGGCCAATAGTCTAGCTTTATATTCCTTAATAGCACCTGCATCACCTACAGGTCTGCCTAGAGTACCGGGTTTCTTTCTTTTAGCTATATCAGCTTTCTTAGGTCTTCCTAACTTCTTTTTAACAGGTACTTTATCCGTCATGGAGTACTCCTTAGTTATTTATATTACTTTTTAAACATCTTAGTTAATTGTTGTACACCGAATGAAGCAGCGAATACTACACCTACTGCTGTCTTATAGAAATCAGGCATTAACTCTAAAGCTTCAAAGCCTCTGGTTACTACATCTTCTTTACCAGCAAATGCTAATATTAAAGGTATACTAACTAATATTGTTAACCACTCATCCTTCCAACTGTTATTACTAGCTTCAGCCATAGTGTTATTCCACTCAAGCTCACCAGCGGCTACTTTACGGCTTATTTCAGCTTTGGCTTCTACTTGTACTAGTTTAGCCTTAGACTGTGCTAAATTAAGCTCCTGCTTGCCTTTAAGGTACTGTTTACCTATGCTCAATAGTGGTGCTATTAATCCTATCATAATTTATTCTCAGTTACGTTTAAAATAATTTAAGTCTTTTCATTGAAACGATATATAATTTGGGTATTCTTAGAACTTGATTGAACTCCTCATTTAATGTATCCCAATCTCTAGCTGTATATACATTATTAATGTCTTCCTCAACTAGGAATCCTACTGTCTCTTGGTTACATCTACTCATTTTAACATCTTCCATTAAATCACCTTCGCAAGCATCATTCCATAAAATATGTACTATGTCTACAACCTTATTCTTATACTCCTTACTATTATCCTCTTCTGACATATATAGCTCCTAAGTTGTATTGTTATTACATACCCTCTTTAGTACTATTTTCAAACTGTCCGGGAAAACAAACTATACCGTAATCTCTTATACTACCCTTACCTTTCTTTTTCTCTAGTAGTAATTCCATTTGTGCTATTGACTCACGAGGACATGCTTCCTTTAATATGGACTTATGTTCCATGCTACCGTTAAGACCCATTATTATTATTATAACTACTGCAAAGTCTGTCATATACTCTCCATTTACGAAATGCACAGCTAGTGCCTTAAATCCCTTTACGTAACAAAGTAGTTAACGAGTAAGTGAAGGGTGTGTTAAAACTAATAAAACTTCTTATAAATAACTTTGTATCTATAATATATTATACCATATTTATTAGCACTTGTCAAGACATTTCTTTAAGTCATTGAATAACACCCCCCAAAACACCCCTTAAATTGAAGGGTGTGCCTACACGTAATACTACGTATCTGGCTGTCCTTTTTCCTAATTTATTTTAACCCGCCCTAACCCCTCCCTTCCTATTGATTTAATTATAATTATTATAACTTTACCCATAACTTTAATAAGGCACTTACCAGCACTTGCGGGGTGGGTTTGATAATGTCATTTCCTAGCCCTATTTTGTATGTGGGGTGGTACTATAAAAGGTCTTCCGCCCGCGCACACCCCCCGGCCCGTCCCCGGCAGGCAGATTCCCACACATTTCCACACACTAGCCCCGCCCTTTACGTTACACACGTACACACATATGCACAGGTATGTGAGGGGCTTGGGGCTACACCCCTCACCCATTTCACCCACCTATATGAAACCACCACATCCATACACACATACACACACACATCCATACACACATACACACACACATACATGCACACATACACACACACATACATGCACAAGCACATGCACATGCACACACATATATAAGCACATGCACAAGCACATGCATAAGCGCATACACATACATATGCATCG